TAGCTAGCTTATTATATTACGTCGCAGAAAGCTTTTTACGTCGGAAATTATTACGTCGCCAAAAGTTTTTTACGCCGGGAGTGAGCGCGGTAGCGTCGTAGAAAGTTTTTTACGCCGGCTTTGGTGATGGATGCCCGTCGTAGAATGCTTTTTATGCCGGTTTTGCTATCCACCTGATGGCCAGGCCGTAGCCAAATGCTTTTGGCGCCGTGAATGATGAGCGGCCGAGATGGAGAGCCCAGCCGATGCGTCGCCATATGCTTACTGTGACGGGGTCGGCGCGATGGCTAGCCGACTAATGGCCGTCGCCATATGCTTTTTGTGCCGGGTCGCGGCTGGGGTGCTGTCAATCTGGGGCAAGTGGGATTATAGCGTTAGATTTATCAAACTAAAATGTGTCAATCCGGGGCATAATGCTTGATTGAAACGATGATATAGCCCGAGATTTATCAAACTGTAATGTGTCAATCCGGGGCAATTTTATTATAAGAAAAAAATGCCTCGGATTGACATACTTTTATATGCTGAGGGTTTATAAGGAGATTCGGATAACAAAGGGCGGCGAGCCCATCCATAGGATAGGAGCCGAGGTAAAATTGAGATAAATTAACAGCTATTAACACAAGAGCCATAAAGGCATTCCCTGGCTAGATTCGCCGCAGCTCGACGCCCGTAAAAAATAGCGCCATGGGGGCGGCCTCAATTTTGTCATTTTAGGGCTGAACTTGCGCCCCAGGGTTTAATTTATCTCGCTTTTACCTCGGCTAGTAACTCGCCCCAGATTGACAGAGTTAATAATAAGATAACATACATTAATATAGTATGAGTCACATAGCTAAAATACGCGGGATTGTGCTTGATAGTTCCAATACTGGAAAGCCACGCATTAAATTAACAATGGAGCGCATTAATGAATTCGCGCGCGACTATGCCGACAGTGGCATAATGACATTGCATATTACTAAAGCTCACAATTATTGGGCCGCAGAATTCGCCAACCTCAAGGGTAAGTATATCGAAGTTGAAATAAAGTTAATACAATTAACAGCATTCGGGCGCAGTGACTGGCGCGCCCTCTTCACTAATATGTTTTTCATGCATCAGGAGCCCCCTAGCAATAACATATAATCGTTCATACTGCTGTTCTACATCTTCCATTAGCTTATGCATACATAATGTGCGCTTGCTATTTTTTATGGTGCCGAATCTATGTAATTCATCGGCGAACAATCGCGCGCGCTGTATATTGTCGTAAAGCTTACTTAATTCTTCCTCTAATGACATTGTATATATTAATTAATATTAAATAATAAAAATATATTAATTATAATATATACACGAACATAAACAATGGAACGCCGCATAGGATCACCGCTAACAGTTAGAATCATCGAGCTGTGCAAAATCAATGTTAATACTCTGTCACTAATCGACTATACTCCCGACGTTGTGAGCCAAATAGTTAATGTTATCGTTGGCTACTATTCCAATTATAATAGCATCACAAACACACTGGCGAAATTCCGCCGATGCTTAAAAGATATGGGCGCCACTGAGGAAGTATTAGCAGGCACATACAATTTGGGGCAGACCGATAAGCTTAAGCAGGCCGAAGAAGATGAGAAGATTATTATTAAAAAGGCCTCTCCTACATTGCCAATGGAATTGTGGAGCATTAACCAGCTTAAAGCGCGGGTCAAGGAATTCAATATATCGCCCGATGGATCTATTACATATCCAGATGCTTACATTATTGTTGACCTACACATATTAACCGCATTCCCAGCCGATCCAGTTAACAAGCTTATTATTTCTGAATACAATAATGTTATTGGCAAGCTTAAAAGCAATCTTGCAGAAAATCCAGATGAAGTTAAATTTAACAGCCCCATTGATGATGCTGAAATTAGGGACTATATCCAAAACTTCATGAAAAAGAACGTTAAATTTCGCCGCGAGAAGTTTGATAAATTTAATACATTTCTACAAAATCGCGAGATAACAGCTAATCATATTAATGATCTTAGCTTTAAGCTTAATGAGAAAATTAATATGCTTCAAGATGATGAAGCGCGATTAACTCACATTTACAAACAGGCCACAAGGATTAGCGCCAGCGATCCCGAATATATGCGCCCACTATCTGCGCCAAATGATGTGCTTAAAATGGCCATTGATGAACTCGACGCTGAGACACTCGCCAAGGTCCGCGCTATTGTATCCGTGGCCACAGGGTTTGACTTGTAATTATATATTAATTTAAAAAATTATATATGCGGCTATATATATTACTACTATGGATTACGAGACAGGTATTAACTGGAATAGTTGCAGCGCTGAGGCTAGCCGCTTTGAAATGTCGGCCAAATATTCGGCAGACATGCAGAGGCTAAATAATAATGTATTCGCGCCGCAATGGAACGCAGACCGCAAGAAGGCAATTTATGGCAAGGATTATATAACATCAGGAGGAAATACACTTAAAAAGCTACAAAATAAGCCAAACATTACAAAAAGGGCATAGGTACAGTTATATTGGCCTTCTTTTTTACGCTGGGCCGATGATACATTTAATAATTATTTTTTTACTTAGAGAATGTTAACCCCTATATATATATAACCTGCCACATCTTGAACGTGACCATGGCTGGGAAATTTGTCGATACTCTTCGCTTTGTGGAAGTCAGAAGCAAGGCAGCGGCTGCCAAATTATATAAAATTGCTATTGTTAGCGACGATAAGATTACTATTAAGTTTACTCGCTTTCATCACAATCAGCGCCATTTTATCGCTGCTGAGAATCCAACTGTTATTGAGCAGATTAACGAGGCCGAATATGACGAGCTCAATAAGCAGAATGCCCCTATTGCTATCAAAGTCGGCAATACTATTAAATTCATCGAGTACACTAACAATTTCACTATTCAGTTCCTCGAGCGCGAGCAAATCCCTTATGAAAAGCTCACAGCTTCCGATATTAACATTAATAACAATTGTGTGTATACAATCGCGCAACTAGAAAATGTTACAGGTGTCCAGCTATCAAAAACCGTGCTTGGTGAAGATATCCGCCGCTATGTCGCGCGCGATTCTAACCGCTTTGACATGTACATAGAAGCCGGCTGGTCTATCCACGAGATTATTGACGGCAGCAAGCCAAGCCGTTTTATTCTTGATATTGACTTAAAGCGCGAATATAACGGCTATTTGCAATGCGCATTAAATGCACGTGATTTTATCTATGGCGATCGTTACGAGGCTAATGAGGAGGGCACTGACTTTATCGATACCGTTAAAGGGTGTGCCGATCTTGTTATTAACCGTTATTGCATTCAAGACGGCGCGGCTGACGAATGCGCTGAATATGGTTATGAAACCGAGGCCAAGATTAGCCGCCATATTATTTACCCTAACGTAATTTGCGAAAATGGCCGAACTAATAAAACAATTGTCAAAGAAATCGCCGAGGAAGTAAAAAAGACAGTTGCCGAGGCTTTCGAATACAAGCGGGAGGAATACGGCCCCGATGACGATGACTATAAGGGTAATGAAGGCCTGTTAATGCACTTCATAACCTCAATCCTTGACCCCGTCGGTAGTAATGGTTACTGGCATATGAGATTACCGAACTGTTCTAAGAATGGCGATTTTGCGCGCACAATAAAGCCACTTAATAATACATGTAAGCGCTATGGTAAGTTTATGGGAGTAGGTGCGCCCTTTGACAATCCCAATATGTCCCATCCAGAATGTGAGCAATATGACAAGTTTAATACTATATCTGATAGCACAATTAAGCGTGTTGGTGGCTTGCTTAATAAATACTTTCCAGGTTCATTTACTATTAATTCGGCTGGCAAGCTATCACGCAGTGGCCGTTTTATGTGTACTACTTGCCAAAAGGAGCATGCGACTAGTGGCGTATTCATAAGCACATTCCGCAATGTGACCAAGGTTATTTGTTATCGCAACTTCCAAAAGCTCAAGCAATATAATTGTATTATTCGCGCTAATAATCTTTATAATGGCGAGCTCGAATATAGCGAAGTTATCGGCAACCCAATTAATATTGTGCCAATTTTGGACGATATCAGCAAGCTTGAGAATGCTACCATTGTTAATGGCGCAAGATGTACGGACGCGATTGATGACGATTTTAACAGCTCTTATATCATTTCGTCAGTATGGGGCACTGGAAAAAGCTACTTTATTGCGCGCGCAATCGAGGACGCCAAGGCTAGAGGTCTCAAAATTATTTGTATTTCATCGCGAATTTCTCTGAGCTATCAACAAGTTAAAGCCTGGGGATTAACAAACTACAGTGACATTAAGGGGTTTTTAAATCTCGATAAGCCTGAACATGCCGCCACTAATTGGCAGATCGAAGCATTAGCAGCGCGCGTTAATCCTGACGAATGCGCCGGTGCGCTCATCGTCGTTGATGAAATAACAGCGCTTGCCCATCATTGCGCCAGCGATAATAATGACAGTGGCAATATTGGATATCTTCGCCGCATGGGTCTTAACATTCTCGCGCATTTGCTAAATTCATGTGCTCGTTACATCGTATCAGATAACGATATTAATAACATACAAATCAACGCACTCGTTAAAGCATGCCCCCGCATTATTCCGAAAATATTCGATAACACTTATTCAAAATATGACAAATCAACAGCGCGCATTTATACGCACAAAAACGCTATGCAACTCGCAGATAATGCAATTAGTGACCGCATTAAAAAGAACTATGAAGATTACAAAGCCGGCAAGCGTGTATTTCCTATTTGTGTTTCACATCATCACAAGAGAAGTATAAACGGCATTGTTGAAAAGTTCAAGCAGTACGCTAGCCCTGAAGACCTCCATTTATTGGCGCACTATACAAGCGATACGGCAACTGATATTAAGCAGGCTGATTATTCTGATGCTACCACTGCATGGGCCGGTAAGATAGCGGTTATATATTCGCCTACTATTTCCATTGGCATTAGTGCCGAGCTTGCTGACATTCATGAAGTTTACGGAGTATTTGACGGTTCATTAATCTCAGCCCAGCAATCCGCGCAGTCACTATTTCGCTGCCGTCAAGCTGATGTTTTCCACATCTATTTAGATCACAGCGCCAATCCATGTGACATTTCCGCAATTAATTTTAATAGCAAGGAAGACCCGGCATATGTTGACGGATTCAATGTATTAGATGGCGAGAATGGCGCACCAATATTTAATGGAATCTATCCCGAAACTATGACTGATTACATGGACTGGGTTGACCGCTCTAAAGTCCCGCGCGATATTGGCTATAATTATATGCATTATTTCAATCCATTCAAAACGCGCGCCGATGCTGAACAATACTTAATGGGCTCATTTGTTGGCTCTTTGTTTGTGTCCGCTAAATTGCAGATCTACCGCAGTAAAAATAACTTTTATCGTGAACTCGTACACATTCTAGAGCGCGCGAGGTTTAGCATTGTTAATGCACAAATTGACATTAACCAGTTCTGCGACACTATTACAGATGATAACGGAGCGCCAGTTAAAAAGCCGCTGGATATGGATCAATCTGTTAAAAAGCTCGTGTCATTTGTTGAAGGTTGCAAAAAAAATGCAGGCAAGGTTACAGCCACTAAGCTAGCCGAAATTATTGACGCTAAAGCAATCCCCGCAGATGGCACGCCAGAATTCGCATTATATAAAAATATGTTATTTATGTTGGACTACATGGGCATACCCTTTGCTGAAATCGAAAAAATGAACTATGACACTATGAGCGATCTTATTAAATACTATGACGATATTAAGCGCGCTAATAAAATGTTAGGCTCGTGCAAGTATGCGAAAACTGGTAACCAAGTACAGGCAGGCGGCATTAATACAATGACAAAGACCGACGCAGAGATTTACCCTAACATTGGAGCAATGTTAAATGACCTTGGCATTACTGACCTTGAAAAATTCTATGCGACAAAAGGCACAATTACACTGCCCATTGATGAAGTAGAAACATACGCAGATAATAGCCACCATATCAATTACTTCATGGAAAACAGCGCCAGATTATTTGGCCGCTCTACTCGCTCAGCTACAAAAACGGCATTCGCTAAAACACTATTCGAACGGGTAGGCATTACGTTTAAAGTCGAAGGTAAAGGCGGACACAAAAACAGAGCCACAAACTATATATTTAGCTTCGTGGCGGGGCTTGGCGATATTGAGCAATCAAAGTATGTTAAACTTATCCGTTCTTCATCAGACGCATAAACGAGTGCGCGTTATATTCAGTGAACTCAGGCAATGTTATTATATAGTAATTATCATCTACTGCAATGTCGCGGCGGTATTTCTCGGGGAATGCAGTGTATGCGCTTTTATTAGTGTACATTTTATAAAACTCCTTTTCAGTAGCAAAACGATTAATCAGGCGGATTATACACCACTTGCCGCAGGTTTGCACTTCTGGGCTGGAATATTGTAAAGGGTAATCATTCCATATTACATACGGATAATCGCTGTTGTTAATGCATTCTAGCAGATACGGGGCACTTTGCCCCAGCGCTTCAGAGTTAAAGGGGCCTTTTTTATTCTTGGTTCCGGTTATGTATTCGTCGGGTCTTTCCTTGCCGTAGCTATCAAAAATATAAAGCTCGCCACTGCCTGGATGTTCGAATATGCAACACCAGTGACCGTAATTTTCGGTTTGCCTGTATAAGAATATAGCGGCCTTCTGTGGAATGGAGTTAAGATATGATCTAATGTAATTAAATTGCTTGGCGCTATTTTCATTAAATATATCTCTGTAGGTAACTACTGGAATTTCAGAAAAATATAACCGCTTAAGTAGGTTTCGCATGGTATCACTGCTTAGGCTTTCGCTCAAGTTATTTATATCGCGTTCATAAAATGGATGGGCCTTATGATACTCTGCACGGAATGCAACAGCATTGTTTAAAACATGCTCGGCGACGTTCATATTATATTATTTAGCATTTTTTATTTCATCCTCGTTAATAATAAAAATCTTCTTTTGTGTGATTGCATAGCGGGGGCATGAATCAGTTTTAATAAAAATCCATCGGCCGAATTCATGTATAGACTTTTTTAGCACTAATCGCAATTCGTCAGGTATTCCCATGTGCTTTTTTAATGTATATGACAGATTGCCAGAACCCGAGCCATTGAGCGGAAACCAAATACTGTTTTGTTCTTGTAATATAATTTTGGTAGCCATGCCAGCACTTGCGCGATGGGAAATATACGCGGCATAAATTCGCTTCTTACGGGCTCGCTCTAAAACGGCCTGCATGAAAGTATGAAGGGCTGCGGCTTCTTTTTTATTGCTTAGCGCTTCAACATCATCGAAAATAATTAATAATGGTTGCTGTCTTGTTATTGGCTCAGACTTAGCGCCCTTGCCGGGTACTTGGTACGTATACCTATAATCTTTGTCGCAGAGGTCTTCCAATGTTATATTATCGGCCATAATATGGGCAGGGCTCAGCCAGGTCCAATCATAGGTAGAGGATGAAAATACAGCGTCGCCGTTAGGATCGTCAGGGCTAACAATAATGATTTTCGGCGCGATGTCCTCCATTGTAAACACCTTTTCGAATAGCCGCGCGAATTCTCCGGCGAATGTACTTTTACCTGTGCCACTGGCGCCAGTAATATAAATTACGTCTCTTTGGTCTGGCTTTTGGCAAGGCAACGGCATAAACTCACTTCCATCCGGACATGCAAGCCCTTTATAAAATTCTTTGTCAATACTGTGTTTGAACTCGCCAAAGTCGCCATATTCCGCGGCTGCGTCGTCTTCATGCCTATCAGTCTCCTCAACTAAATCAATTATCCTGTTATTCCATGGTCCACCCTTTACAACGGCAATACTGTTAAAATTTGGCTTCGTAGAGAATTTAAGCATGTTGCAATTAATCCCAAGTGTACTATATATTTATATGGAAAAATAATTTTGATCTCTAATAAATAGAGACATCAACGAATATTAACATGAGTTCGGATATTGTTTATTTGGATCTAAATTTAAACAGTACAACAGACGTACACCCTTCACCATTGTCGCGCCAAGTAGTGCGCACGAGTTCGATTATTTCAGATGTCGGGAGTTATGCAATGGCTGTGGCCCGTGCGTCATTTCCGCAGATGTCTATACCTATGTGGCAGCCTACATTAGCATTGGGACAATTTGCAGATGCAGACGGCTACCCTACACAAACCGAATATACTATTACACTTTCTTATGTCCGTGGCGATGGTTCACCTGCAATTAATAGTATTGCCGCGCCGCTGCGTGTTCTGCGTACTCTTATGTGGATTCCACCGCCGCCCATTGATCCGGTGCGCGGATTGATTGGCCAGCCAGATAATGGCTTTAGTGACGTTTTTGATATGGACACAATAACACGCATGCATAATAACGCATTTGCCGAAGCCTTCGCAGATCTCAGCACTAAAATAACAAATGCAGGTATTGTTATACCGCCTGGCACAATTGCGCCATATATGACCTACGTAGAGGCTACACAGCTATTAACTGTTACTGCATATCCATATTCATTTTATCAGACAATGGTAACGGGCAAGCCCTCTGAGGTGAACACACAGGCGGGTATTCAAATATGGTACAATGCGGCTTATGTTTCATATCTTGCCGGCTGGTCATTGCGCACATACAATAACAGCACTAAAAAAAGTGTAACAACGCAAAATAAAGATGTGTTATTAATGACTGGAGGGCTGCAGGGTAATTATTACTACGCGGACGGTGCGGCTAACAATACACCGATTCCGTCTGATCCAACCACTGCATACGTTACATTTAATCAAGAATGGCCGGGGTTCTTTGTGTTCCGCGCTCTTATGCGCATACAGATTATAGGAACTGGATTAAATAGCGTGCTCGAGGGTGTAGACCTTCCATTATCCGAAATTGCAAAAGGCGGCACCGACTTACAGAGTGCTGTTATTTGCGACTTTGACCCAGACACTGGAACGGCTGGCGCATTCCAACAGCCATTAATTTACACACCAGGCAGTATTATACCAGGTGCGCGCTTCATTGATCTCATGCCAAATAGAGACCTGCAGAGCTTTAACATTCAAATAGAATGGCAGGATTCATTAGGTAGAAGCCGGCCAATGTATGCATTTAGCCAAGCACAGAGCGCAAGCATTAAATTAGTGTTTGTAAAAAAATCATATCTTAAGCATAATAGCGGAGTTAAATTATAATTACTCTGCTGTTGAAGCTTCACCAGGGTGTGAAATTAAAGCCGAATCAACGGCACTAGCTATATCATCTTTTAATTTTTTATGCTCTTTTTCATATTCATTATCCATCTTATTAAGGTATTGCATTTCGAATGTTTCTTTATGGGGCTGCTTTAATGTACTGTAATCTTCGGGCTTAATCGCCTGCATTTCTTTTAACTCTTTCTTTGTTAATTTATATGCTGTGCGTGGTTCAGTATAAATCTCACGGGTTTCCTTACCTAGTGCGTGGCTTACTGCTCCGCTAATGTCGTCATCGCCTATTGCAATTTCAGCGGTTTTTTTAGTGGCCGAAGCAGGGGCTGAGCTTATGGCAGAAGTTACAGCATCTTTAATTTCATCCTTTTTTGGTGTAGTAGGAAAAGTTACGCGGCCGCTATGTGTTATAGTTTCATAGCCGTGACGGTTGCGCATGTCGCTAGTAGAGCGCACGCCACTTGAATTAAATTTAATGCGCTTATATTCTTTCTTGCTCATACCTAGAGCCTGGCGCGTCGTTGCGTCAATGTCATTAGCTTCATCAACAGCGGTTTTTAATGAAGTCTTGCCGCGGAAAATGTCATTACCAAGTGCGCTATAATTCTTTTCTTCTATATCGCGTTCCGCTATATCTAACTCGCGATCTACAGAGTGTAAAGCGTTGTTTAAAAAACGCGATGAATGTAATATTTCCTTGAGAGCTTCCGAAGGCATGTTTATATTAATACTAATATATTTTTACTCATATTAATTAGCGGCGTGCATAACCGCGGCGATGTTGTGCGCGAGCGCCTCCACTTCCTAAAATGGCTTGTGCTGTGCTACCGTACTTATCGGCAAGGTCGCCAACTGTAGAATGTGCCTGTGTAGCAACATTGGCAAGCTTATTAAGACCGAGCGAGCCAAGGACGGACGCAGCCTGTGGAAGATATGAATAAGCCTGTTGCGCAATGGGTGCGACCTTCTGGGCCATAGCTTTAGCTGATGTTGCAAGCTTTTTGGCTCCACTTAGGAAGTCGCCAAAGCTAAAACCACCGTCATATTCTCCGCCTAGTTCAAGGCCGCCAAGTGCCATGCCGCCCATAGCAAGGCCGCCGCGCTTGTGAGCTGGAACACCGTAATGATGTTGAGCAGACTTAACCAGGTGGTGAACTTGCATACGAGCGCCACCGCTTAATTCTTTATGGACTGCGTGCGCAATGTGTGCAGCGGCTCCCATTGGCGTAACATTGGCGTGTTCGACAACTTGGGAAATAAGCGCGTGTAATCCTTCCTCGCTTGCTCCCAATTCGCCAAGAAGTTTAATAGGAACATAACGCCCCTCAGTTTCGTGAACTTTTTTTTCTCCGACTCGTTTGACCATGTTTATATTATATTGCGTAAAAAATATAATATTTTTATTAATTCTCTAATGCTCTAGCTATGTTCCTGTTATTTATCGTGCCTCTTCTTCTAACCAGTGATGTTCAAGGCTTTGACCGGGATTATGCGAGAACAAATAACCCCCATCAGCTCCGCCAACGTGAATTTTTGAAAACCAATTACCACCGCGCGGAGGCGATTTACCCCAATGTTTAAATACATATGCTAAATCACTTGCACGACTTCCACCATGTGGAGCAGGGTTAGCCCTCTCGAGGAAGCTACGGAATGAACCGCCGTGATCGGCTTCACGAGCGCGAAGAGCCCGAAGACCAGCAGGATTTACACGAGCCATACCCCCACTCTGAACACTTCGCATATGCTCAATCTTTCGTTTGCCCGCTTCATGTTGGGCCCGGCTTACTATCTTGCCCTTCTTATTAATTATCAAGTCCTCACGTCGCAAGCCCCCGGCCGTGTGTTCAGCCTCGCCGTAATAAACAGCTTCTTTGTCACCAACTTTACGCATTCTGAATAGCTTTATATTATAGTAAAAAAATATAGCTATGATTATTATTAATTTTGCTAATCATTTTAATAGTATCCGCGATGGGCTGCGCTGCGAGTGTGTGCCTTGGACATCTTGCCGGATCCTGCTAGTTGTGAAGCCATACCAATTACTGGGGCTAATTCAGGAGCTACCATACTTGCGATCGGTGCCACTACACTTAGGGCAGATCTACCGATATTCTTGAGTGTATCCCAGAACGAGCCGCCAATTAATGTTGTTTGTGTCTGGCGTTGCATGATTTCGTTAAATTGGCCACGGCTAGAATGGCGGGCGCGCTTCACGTCCTCGGTTGTCATTCCTCCAGTAATCCATTCACTGGAACCATTCTGTGAATTAACTAAATATCCGTCAGTAATAAGGAGTAAATTAACCTGATAACCAGTTAATCCCTCTGCTATTGTTGTCGTAGTTTCAAAAAGATTATTACCAAATGATAGTGTAAATTGCAATTGGGTTTGAACATCAACACCGGGAGCAATGCCTGGTGGAAGGCTTAAATTAGCAAAATCAACAACAACAGGAGTGCCGTTAAATGTTGCTACATTTTCGACAAATCCAGCAGCACCGGCCGGGATTTGACCAAGGCAGGGAAGACCTTTAAACTGTGCCTGAGTTGCATTAAGTCCAGCGGCTAAACTCATTTCATAAAGTTGTTCAGCAGTGGCACCAGCTAGAAGACTGGATTTATTGTATGCATTAACGTTAAGCGAAGTAATAGGGTAAATACGGTCGGGAATAGTACAGGCAGTAACTGGCGTAAGGGCTACGGATTGAACATCAGACACCCAAATAATGGCCAGGCGCGGACAGCGGGGCAATGTAATTGTATTAGTTGTAGCATTTGAAACCATTGCCATTGATTGCACCTTAATATTCGAACCATCGACTTCCGCTACTGAAGGAGCTAATACGGGTGCATTAACTTGATTGGTGTAAAGTTGAATAGATGGGCAATTATACACCTGTGTTGGCATGCTCGCAGTAATAGTATCCTCGGCAGGCGAAACGTAGTTAATTAACAGTGCTTGATATGTAAACGCGGGACTGCAAGCGGTAAGGGTCGCAGGGCTTGTAAGTGCTATAGAAAATAACTTATGTAAATTAGCCCAGTTAATAACTATATTCATCTGAGAAACTCCATAAAGCGCCTCGACCTGATTAGTGTCCGCAGTAAATGGCGCCAATAAAATAGGTTCTGTAATTGAGAACGAAACCAAAAGGGTTGTACCATCGGCAGAAAAATTAATACCCGTAATTTGCTCGGTACGTGATCTAGAAACTAAACCGTTAGCAGCTTCACACGAGTTGGACAATGGTCCGTTTACTAAATTCGATGCATCGCGATAATTATTAATAAGGTCAGGAGTAACAGCCGAACCGGACTGATAAGAAACCTGGTTAATAACTGGATTGCATACACGCGAGAATGCAGGAATAAAAGTATTTTGCTGAGAGTACGCAATATTGGCATTGTTAATTTGCAATTGGCACGATGACATAATAGAAGCAAGGGGCCAAGCACGGAGAGCAACAATAACATTAGCCGGTGTAAGATTTGTACCAGTAAATGAAAAAGTACCCTCAACCTTTTGACGCACGTAGCGACTGACACCAACTTTAGTAGATGGCGGGTTAATTTGGTAAATGGTCGACGATGTAGAATTTTGGTTATTTGGCTGGAAAATCTGATAAGTTGAAGAGCTAGGCCCGTCATTAACGACATGAATTAACTTATCATCCTTCAGATTAATCCGAGGATCAGTAACGGCGATGTGCATACTGTTAGACATTTTTTATAACGTTTATATATTAGTGTAAAAATAATTATCTGATGTTAAATTAACTCCGGTTAAATCTCATTTTTTTCATTATCCATATTAAGATACGCCGGAATATCCCTTTTGTGCATTTTCCTACTTGCTCGCTTACAACTTCCGCGGTTGCTTCTATTTCTATCGAACTCCTTGAGGGTGTCGACCTTCCACGTTGTATTTCATCCATATTATATTAATAGCCGCAAAATTCTTTATGTGCAATAATATAAAATGTCTATTCGTTACTTATTCTCAGACGGCAAGCCGTATACAATTCCAGCGGTTGGAGGTGCTGACCCTGGACAAGCTCTAACAATTGGCGCCGATGGTGCCTTAGAATGGATTACCCCTGGCGCTGGTCCAGGTGGTCCAATTCAAGACGTATTGGGTACAGCTGGCGAAATTGTGGCCGTTAAGGATGATGCTAGCGGTATTGTTACTATTTCACTGCCAGATAATATTTTAACTAGTGCTATCACCCTCGCGTATGATTCAGAAACTGCAAATTCTGGTTATACTTTGCCAGTTACTACGGAAGATATCGCCGGCAATCCACTTGTTGCAGATTCGAAATATGTTATGCAATATGCCGCGCCTGTTGGTGATGCCGCCGGAGTTATGCAATTTGCGTTAGCTACTGCCGGAACTGCTGGCGTCACTTCTATTGCTGGAGAGGATGGAATAACTACAAGCGGGCCGAGTGGTGCCGTTACATTAACATTGGGCGCAATTACTCCAGATTCTGTAACTGCTGGGTCCGTTGCTGTTGATAGTGGCGCAAATTCTTATATTCTACCCGTGCCCTCAGCACTCACCGATGGCGCTAAATATGTTGTGCAATACGCAGCAGGCGGACAGCTATCATTTACTGAAGAGGCCGCAGGTGGAGGCATTAATAATATTACGTCTACTGCATCCCCAGCATCTGGCAGTGGTATTATTGTCGATTCTATAACTGATCCCGCAGCCCCTAACCTTTCACTTGGTGATATTAAACCTACTGGAGTAACTGTAAACGAGGCCTATACATTTCCAACAACTATTGGAACCGCTGGGTATGTTCTTGGTATTAATAATGCTGGTGATCAGCAATTAGAATGGTTGGCTAATATTGGCGGCATTGCATCATTAGCAGAGGGACCGGGTATTATAATTACAGCAGCCACGGGGCCAGTTGCCACAGTAGAATTATCGCCAATTGTTGTCGCTGGTACATCGCTAACAGTTGGAACCTCTACCAATGCCTATAGTCTACCCGCTAATAATGGCGGCCTAGTTAATGCAGGAAAATACGTTTTACAATATACAGCCTCTGGCCAACAATTGGCATTTACTGAAGAAACGGCGGGCGGTGCTGGTGTGCAGACTGTAACAAGTAAAAACGATGGAACGGTAGGCAGTGGTATTGTTGTCGATAATGTGGATGCTGCTAACCCTATTTTGGAGCTTGGTAATATTGTGCCCGAGTCTGTTAGTATTAAAGGACAGTTCACATTACCGGAATCGATTACTGGAGCAGTGGCAGGGTATGCAATGCTTTTGCCAACTCCTTTACCATCTGATGGCACTAGCGCGCAAATGATATGGGGACCTGTTGGCGGAGGTACTGGAGGCAGTGGCACCGTTACAAATATTGTGGCTGGTGCAAATATTGAAGTTACGGGAGCTACTCCAACCGTTGACCCTACAATTTCAGTTAATCCAATAATGACAGGTGTAACAAGCATTTCAGCAGGTGAGTATACTACAGCGACAACGTCTGCAACTAATAAAACCTTAGTTAATGTTAACAATGCTCTTATATTAAAATCGGGTTCAGCTACTACACTCGGCACCAGCTTAACATTTACTGATAACGATAGCGCTAGCGGGTTTAAATGTGTTAATAATATTAAAGGGTTCCAAATTATAACAAATGAGGCGGGAACTGTACCACCAAGTACTACACCAATACAAATTGGTTATATTCTACCTACTACACAGCCAACAGCTGTAGGCCAGTTGCTTTCAGTTGAAACATTACAAACAGAAGTTAGCGGGTTCACAACTACAACATGGGTAGATGCTGGGGTTAGTGGTATTGATTCGGTCGAAAGTACTAACCAAAATTTCATAACTTCCAATACTTCCGCAGGGGCTGTTACCCTATCACTGCCATCAAATTTAATACTAACAATCCCAGGCACTGAAGCGAGCGGAGAACAGCAATTTAATTTAGGAGGATTGAATATAACACAGACCAAAGTAAACGAACCGGCCGCATCTGATGAAACTGAATTTAGAATTACAAACAATAGCGGTTTAGGTCTTACCGTTGATAGTGTAGGAGTTAAAGTTAATGTAACTGATACTACTTATTACGTTCTTCCTATCGATGCGCCAGCAGTTGGCCAGAAGTTTTTACAAATTGGCGCCCCAAATGCTGGAGTATCAGAATGTACCTGGGCCGATGGTACAGCTAGCGGAATTAATTCGATAAATGGCACTGCTGGGGAAATAGTGGCCACACCAGAGCCAGCAGAGCCAGGCACTATTAAACTTACTTTAGATCCTAATATTATTGTGCCAAGCAATGCGACAGGTTTAGCAAGCTTAACAGTTGGGCAGTGCGCTATATCGGCGCAGTCTAGCGGCGACCCGCTTGTTACAGTTACTGAATTTAGTATAGCCGATCCAGTTTTAGGTAATGGATTAATAGTTAATAACCTCGGCACTAAAATACAGGTTGGTGATGGTAATGACCCTGCATTATCTACATCTACTTATTTTCTACCAAAGAACGCCCCTGTAGCTGGTGATATTATTACTTGTGTTACTGCAGCCGATGGCGCAACCCCTGCGGTCTGCTCATGGGCCGCCGCTCCGGCCGGTGATACCGTAGAGGCTACATTAACAATGACTGGCGTAGTTATTCAATCTCCTCCCGATGAAACTCCTAAATCTACTACAATAACTGGAGGAACCCCGCAATTTACTATTAACATATATCAGGCAGGTGTAGTTAAATATATCTACATGGATTTTGATATACTTTATTCACCTGGTGGTTGTTTGTGTAATTTTGAACTTTCAACAGATATAGTCGGCGAACTAGACTGTGGCAATATTGATATTACCGATGCACAGGGCTTAAATTCTGTTATTCTTGTTGATGGCGCTGATATGAATATAGGGCTAATATCATATTCGACAACAACTAAGACCGGTTTAGCTCCAAACGTAGTAACAAACCCAACAACAACATACGGATATGCTACAGTTGTATTAAAGCGCATTGATACAAATACTTTAACACTTAGATTGGTTCTGACTCCTAAAGGAACGGTTACGGGAACAATTACAGATAATACCTATGGCATTGCTCATGGAACATATCTAACGCTGGGCGCTGTACAGTCATTATCATCATTTGGTAACCAGACACCATCAGCAAAATGTATGTTATCTTATTATTAACTCTGTCAATCTGGGGCGAGTTACTAGCCGAGGTAAAAGCGAGATAAATTAAACCCTGGGGCGCAAGTTCAGCCCTAAAATGACAAAATTGAGGCCGCCCCCATGGCGCTATTTTTTACGGGCGTCGAGCTGCGGCGAATCTAGCCAGGGAATGCCTTTATGGCTCTTGTGTTAATAGCTGTTAATTTATCTCAATTTTACCTCGGCTCCTATCCTATGGATGGGCTCGCCGCCCTTTGTTATCCGAATCTCCTTATAAACCCTCAGCATATAAAAGTATGTCAATCCGAGGCATTTTTTTCTTATAATAAAATTGCCCCGGATTGACACATTACAGTTTGATAAATCTCGGGCTATATCATCGTTTCAATCAAGCATTATGCCCCGGATTGACACATTTTAGTTTGATAAATCTAACGCTATAATCCCACTTGCCCCAGATTGACAGCACCCCAGCCGCGACCCGGCACAAAAAGCATATGGCGACGGCCATTAGTCGGCTAGCCATCGCGCCGACCCCGTCACAGTAAGCATATGGCGACGCATCGGCTGGGCTCTCCATCTCGGCCGCTCATCATTCACGGCGCCAAAAGCATTTGGCTACGGCCTGGCCATCAGGTGGATAGCAAAACCGGCATAAAAAGCATTCTACGACGGGCATCCATCACCAAAGCCGGCGTAAAAAACTTTCTACGACGCTACCGCGCTCACTCCCGGCGTAAAAAACTTTTGGCGACGTAATAATTTCCGACGTAAAAAGCTTTCTGCGACGTAATATAATAAGCTAGCTA